CATCCCGCACCTGATGACGACCAAGGGCTACGATGTCGTAACCTTCCTTGACGCTGATGTGCTGGTCGCTCTGGACTGCCCTGACATCTCCAAGGATGTCGAGAAGTTCTGCGCCTTTGACGAAGGTGCCTACCTTGACCGCAAGCCGGGAATGACGGCACTGGCCAAAGCTTTTGGTTACAAGATCGAGCCAAGGTTCTACGTTAACACGGGTGTCTTTGTGGTTACGAAAAGCTTTGCCGGGATCTTTGCCCAGCCGCCCATAGGATTGTTCCCCAATCACTTTGCCGAACAGACCTGGATGAACATCATGGCGCACCTGTGCGATCTGGATCTTCAGGAGCTTGATCCGTCCTTTAACTGCATGACCAGCGTGGAAGAACACTTCGGGCTGAACCGATATATGGATGCCCAGATGATCCACTACGCCGGACAATCCAACGACATGGCCAAGCTTCGCGGCCAGATTGAGGCCGATATCAAGAAGCTGGAAGAGGAGATTCGATGACCCCTGTTAAAGTCATCCCGCATGGAGACAAGTGGCGGGTGGTGACGGAGTCTATGGAGAACCCGGTTGGTCCGCGCCTTTGGGGTGCCGATCCGCCAAACGGGTTGCCGCCAGCCGACGATGTGTTCGACGACAAGCAGAACGCCCTGGATGCGGCAAGGCTATGGAACGCTTATTCGGCCTGGGCCGAGGATCGTTCTGGAAAGAGGAAGAAATGGTCAAAGCAGAAGCGAACCGCCTGACCCACGAGGAGCGGGTCAAGCTCCTTGCCAGCGAGATTGCCATCCGGGCGATTTACGACCTGCGTTTGCTGCAACGCCGCAAGGTATTGGTCGGGGACGAACTGACCCCGGCGAACAAGCGTCCTGGCCTGAAGGACTGTTGCTGTTATCGCGAGGAGGACAACATAAAAAACCTGCTTGACGACTTCAAGAACGGCACCGTACTCTTTTGGTGCAGGATGGGCGGGGCGAACATCGACCAATCCACCCTGAACAAAATGCTTAAGAGGAGGAAAGATGACGGACTATCTGAAGTTCTTTAGCGAGGTGTTCTTTCACGCTGTCCTGTTTGCCTTCCTGGTTGGCGGCGGAATCTCTTTACTTGTGTTTGCCGGCAGCTTTCTCTCGTGGCTGATCGCCAAGTCGAGGGAGGAAAGGTCGCAATGGACGAACTGGGACAAATAAAGTTTCTCGGAGAGCGTGAAGTAAAGATGGTCGAAATGAAATTCGACATGGATGACATTGCGTCCGACAAGCTGGCATCCATTGGATTTAACAAGATCAAGTATGATCGCGAGGAATTGGCAAGTTACGCCATCAAAAAGCTTCTGGAGGAATACGTTGAAAGGAAGAACAAATGCAAACCGAAAAAGCCTTCAAGCAAAAGATCCTCACGGCGGTAACTGTTCCACGGGTATTGACCCGCTCGCAGTGCGAGATGATTATTCGCGATGCGGAGGTCATCGGGATGAAGCGCGCGCCGGTGTTGTCGAAGGACGGAACCCATGTTGCCAGCCGCACCCGGACCTGCTCGTCGTGCTGGATACCCAAGGCACCGCACTTCCAGTGGCTTTACAATTACATGGCCGCAGTGGTGGACCAGGTCAACACGGAACACTATCGCTTCGACATAATGGATATGCAGCAGCTTCAGGTGCTGAGGTATCGCCCATTCCAGAAGTTCAAGTGGCACTTCGATACCTATGACGGCAGCGACCGCAAGCTGACCTGCGTGGTAAACCTGTCTAGGCCGGAGGAGTACGTTGGCGGAGGGTTGCGCGTCGAGGCCGATTGGCATGGAGTGGAGAAGTCCACGCACCAGGGGTCGGCCAACTTCTTCCCTTCATGGATCAAGCACAAGGCCAAGGCACCACTGCTCGGAACACGCTGGGCGTTGGTCGCATGGATCACGGGGCCAGCATGGAAGTAGGCCCGACCGAGATGCTGATGTTCGCCATTGGCATTGCGCTCATGGCGATGTGGATGGACCAAAAGTGACCTTCGCAGGAAACCTGCCGCGCCACCAGTACGTCATGGTGAACCGCAAGTTTATCTCACAGGGCAACGAGAGCGGATGGGAGGATGCCGTATGGTTCGGGCTATACTCGGTGCCGCACCGGGCATGGGGCTGCACGGTTATGTTGAAGTGCGGTGCATTGTACCGGGGGCTACCGCTGCACGCCCTTGCCTTCCCCAACGGAACGAGCGAGCCGTGGAACCTGGGCGACGCACAGCGGTGGGACTGTTTCGGCTGGAACTTTACCACTATCGAGTACGACTATCTGCGGGAACTGGATTGCCAGGTGTGGCTGGCTGGTAAGCAGACCTGGATGCGTGGAGCCTATATGTTCACCGCAGAACCATACGGGGACGGGTACAGCCTGGAGCCGAGCCAAACCAAGTCGCACCACTTCATTGAGCTTGCCAATGGAAGGATCGCCTGTGTTCCGGGCAACAACGTCTTATTCACGGAGGCATCGTTCACGGGCAAGAATGGGGTTGCCAAGCCGACATGGCTGAAGGTACAAACACAGGTCTTCCACGCAGAAGAACAGGCGTTTGACGGCGTGGTCGGAGAGGAGACAGCGTGACCATATACCAAGTAGCCAGGCTGGAGATCGAGGCTTTAAGAGAGTTCCTAGACATGGACAACTGCCACCCAGGAAACCTGATGGACTCAAGCTGCTCGCCGCTTTACTGGATTATGAACCAGATGTTGTACGACAAGTTTCACGGACACGGCTGGGAGTTGGATCTATTGGCCGGTAGATTCGTGAAAACAAAAGGAGAGTGATATGCCACTAGGCAAAGACGTCGGAAAGAACATTCGTGAACTACGCGCCGACAATAAACGCAAGGGCAAGGCTCGCGGTGCTGGCGGCAAGCCGCGCTCGCAGAAGCAGATCCTAGCCATTGCGCTTCGGTCTGCCGAGGTGCCGCCCAAGGGTGGTCCTCGCCGGTTCCGTATGCGGAGTCGGTAATGTCGGAAGATCGCATGGCATGGTTGGCCGAGATTCTTGCGCGGGTGCGCCGGAGTCTGGCCAGCCACAGGGACAAGATAACCCACGCCGAGGCGCACAAGGTTCGCGAGGTAATCGCGGACGTTGACGCGGCGGCACTCATCACAAAGGAGATAAGAAATGAACACACAGGAAGCAGTAGCGCAGGTACTAACTGACCGGGTCAGCACGACCGAGACGAACATCAAGGTGCTGGAGGCGAGGCTTGTCGCCGCAGTCCAGACCATCCAGCAGATGCGCCATGAGATCAGCATCGGGCGGATCGAGCGCACCAAGGCCAACGAATCGGATGCGGCTCGGGTCGTGGCTGGGATTCGTGACGAGCGGGAGATCGTGGTGCCGGAGTCACTGAAGATCGCCAAGCCGAAGATCAGGAAGGGAAAGATGAAAAGCGGCGGCGGAAACAGGACAAGGCAGATGGTCCTGAAACGCTGGGGGCTGTGGCGCATCCAGTACGAGCAGGGCTACACCACCAGGCAGATTGCCTCTGCATGGAAGTGCAACCGCTCTTCGATTGATTATGCGAGAGAGCATCATTGGGGGGCGAAATGAATGAACGAACCCATCTCGACCTTTTCTCAGGCATCGGAGGATTTGCCTTGGCAGCAAAGTGGAACGGGTATAGAACCGTTGGCTTCTGTGACAACGAACCATACTCCCAAGCCGTCCTCAAGAAGCACTGGCCGGAAGTCCCGTGCCACAAGGACATCAGGGAAGTACGAGGCGACCTATACGCAGGAGTCACTCTTCTCACCGGCGGATTCCCCTGCCAGCCATTCAGTGTTGCCGGGAAGCAACGAGGCAAGGACGACAACCGTTATCTCTGGCCGGAAATGTGCCGAGTCATACGCGAGGCAAGGCCAGCTTGGATCATTGGTGAGAATGTTGCTGGAATCGTCAACCTGGCACTCGACACGGTGTGTGCTGATCTGGAAGCGGAAGGTTACGAAGTCGAACCGATCATTATTCCAGCTTGCGCCGTCGATGCGCCACACAGAAGAGACAGGGTATGGATTATTGCCAACATCAACGGCCTGCGATCACAAAAGCAGGGGGCCGAACAGCAAGCAGGTGGGGCTGGACAATTACTGGAAACTCAACAATCCAAACCGTCCGCTGTGGCCGACTCCCAATCAGTCGGATTACAAGGGAGCAGGAGTATCTGGGAAGCCAAGGGACAGGCTGGATTATGCGGTAGAGAGAGGGGAAACAAAGAACTCGGTGATGTGGCCAACACCATCAGCCAACGACGATGCGGCGGGAACCCCGAAGGGGAATATGCAGAAGATGTTGGGCAATCACCCGGACATCCGTGGCACAACCCCAGAGGAGTGGCAACGTGGCTCCCTGAACCCAACGTGGGTCGCGTGGCTCATGGGGTACCCAACCGAGTGGCTAAACTGCGTGGACTCGGAAATGCCATCGTCCCGCAAGTCGCGGCGGAAATCATCAGAAACATCAACATCATAATGGAGCAACCATGAAACTCTGGACCAACCAAACCAACTCAATCCACAAGGTCGATGACTCGATGCTGTTCCCGCGCAACACCTATGTGTTGCCCGACGAGCTTACCGGACCGATGTGGGAAGACTCCATACCCTGCCCTCACAAGATCAAGCCGTACTACCCAGGCCGCGCGACCGGCGGAGCCACGGCGGTGTACCGGGCCGGAGCCATTGGGGATGCGATCATCACGACCGCCTTCGTGCATTACCTGGTCAACGAATCGGGCGGCTGCGTGGATGTGTACGCACCAGCCAGAAACCTTCCGCTCTACGCCGGACTAGGAGCCAAGCTGTTCCCGCTTCCGCCCACGCTGGAGGCCTGGGATAGCTATGACGCTCATCTGCCGACCGACGACTTGTTCTCCGGCCAGGTTGGCAATACCAAGCTGGGTACTGGTCCCGGCAACTGCTACGACCGCATCTATACCTGGATGAATGCCGGTGATGTTGATCCCAAGTACAAGCGTCCGCACCTGTACCTGATCGAGCCGGACCACAAGGAGCTTATGGAGATGGGCAAGTGGCCGATCAAGGGTGACTACTTCGCCTACCATGTCTCTAGTTCCGGGCCGACCCGCACCTACCCGCCCAAGATGGGACAGGATGCGGTCTTGGCGTTGCTTGAGGCGTTCCCTAACCACAAGGCCGTGATCATCGGGCTGGATAACTCCAATAACTTCAAGGTGGATCATCCCAGGGTGATCGACCTGTTCAACACGACCAAGCAGTTCCGCTCGCTGTTCCCCATCGTAAGTGGAGCCGACTTCGTGGTTGCGCCGGACAGTAGTGTCAACCATGTGGCCGCCGCCTTCGACACGCCTTGTGTGTCGCTATGGGGTAGCTATCACCCGGACGACCGGATGACCTACTATCCAAAGAACATCTCGGTCTTCAAGCCTGACACCTGCCCACACGCTCCGTGCCGCCCTCATGCGGGTCTACCGCAGCAGAAGTGCAAGGACGCGACCAACAAGACACCGAAGACGCAGATGTGGTGCAATGCCCTTCGCAACATCACCGCCCAGGATATTGTTGAGGCGGCGAAGAAGGCGATGGAGTTGGAGGGATGATTTAATCCGGCGCATGGTGTGCGGAGAGATTCCGCAACGGGAAGTCCTCCTAGTGTGTTCTCCCCTTGAAACAAAGCCGGATTGTTTTTATTATGAACCGATGCCCCGAATGGTACGCAGAGAGATTCTGCGGCTGTGCGTCACTACCCACATCTGAAACAAAGGGGCATGACTTGCGGACAATAGAATTGGTAGTATAAACAAAAGCAGAAAGGCAGGTAGTGAAATGAATGAGACTATGTTGTCCACGCTTCGTGGACGTTTGGGCGGAAGGGCGGTGTTTCTGTTCGTTCCCAAGGGGGAGAAAGGCCCGACGACTTCGGGCTGGCAGAACATCAAGTACGAGGAAACCACAAGGCCGGAGTACATCCAGCGCCTTTTAACCTCCAACATCGGGGTGCTGCTTGGCGAGGAGTCCGGGCATCTTTGCACCATCGACGTGGACAGCGACACGCGGGCCGATGAGTTCCTTAAACTCAACCCAGAACTGGCCAAGACATTCCAGACCAAGGGCGCGAGGGGGCGGAACTTCTGGGTCATCATGAAGGGCGAGTACCCTGAGTTCTCCAAGATCAAGGCGGGGCAGGAGGATTGGGGTGAGTGGAGGAGCAAGGGCGGACAGACCATCGTGTACGGAGTTCACCCCACCGGAATCAATTACACCTATCCAAACCCCGGATCGTCCGCCATCGAGATTGAGTTTGCCGACATCAACTGGCCCAAGGATGTCAACAAACCGTGGGAGCAGGAGATGGCCAAGAAAGCCTTGGATGATATTTCAAAGAAGTGGGGCGGACCATTCAAGACCAGGGTGACGGCTGACGGGGAAACCATCATCGCGGGACTCAACGAACCGTTCTGGGCGGCCAAGTATTTCAACGAGAATCGGGTTCTGTGGGAGCCAGCCGAAAGGAAGTTCTACGCCTACGACGACGACACGGGGCTTTGGGACATCAAGAGCGAGGACACAATCAAGCAGGGCATTAGCCAGGACATCCTCAACGTGGGAAGGGATCTGGGTTACCCGTCAACGCAGGAGATGCGGAGCGAGCGCCTGCTTTCGGCCATCGTCAAGCAGCTTCGCGGAATGGTGGAGGTCAAGGATGCCTTTGTCGGCAAGGGAACCCAAGGCGTGCATTGCGCCAACTGTTACCTGACTTTTGACGACACGGGCGTGATCCACCAGCATGATTTTAACCCGGACTTTTATTCCAGAAACCAATCGCCCATCGAGTTCAAGGAGCTTGACCTTGAGCCGACCCAATTCCTTGAGGAGCTGGTCAAGCCAACACTGCCATCGGAGGATGACAGGGCGATCTTCCAGAAGTACGGCGGGATGTGCCTGTATGGCAGGAACATCATCCAGCGGTTCATGGTGATGTACGGACAGGCTGGCGGTGGCAAGTCAACGCTGGTCAACGTCATCCTTAACATCGTGGGCAAGCACAACATGGCCAGCCTTCGGACCGGCCATCTTAACAACCAGTTTGAGCTGTTCCGATTCAGGGCCAAGACGCTCCTATCCGGCACCGACGTTCCAGGCAACTTCCTGTCCACGCCAGGGGCCAAAGTCATCAAAGGGCTGACGGGTGGAGACACCATCGAGGCCGAGGGCAAGGGACTCAACGATGGCGTGGTATTGCAGGGGATCTTCAACATCCTGATTACCGCCAACGAGAGGCTGAAGGTTGCCTTGGAGGGTGACGTGGAGGCTTGGGGTAGGCGACTGCTTCTCCTTGAGTTCTCCAGTCCTCCACCGGCCAAGAAGGTGGACAGGTTCGCTGACAAGCTGGTGGAGAAGGAGGGGTCAGCCATTCTGGCTTGGTTCCTGCGGGGGTTGGTGAAACTGCTCAAGGAGGTAAGGGAGACCGGCGACATCGCGCTATCCAAGGAGCAACTGGAAAAGACCCGCAACTTGTTGGCCGAGTCGGACAGCGTCACCCACTTCATCAACGACCGGGTCCACAAGGTGCAGGGCCACAGCGTCACCAACGACGAGTTCATAACGCTCTACGGCGAGTACTGCGCGGAGAAGGGATGGGTTGCGATGGAGCAAGCAAGGCTTCAGCGGGTCATCAATGCCAAGATGCTTGAGATGCGCCAAGTCACCCAGAGCCACTCGGTTGAGGCTGGCAAGGGCAAGAACAAGCGGGGCTTCAGGAACATCAAGGTGGATGGCCAGGAGCGCCATGCCAGCTTCGAGGATCTGTGATGGGGCTGGACATATCCAAGCTGAAGAATGTCAAGAAGGGGCCAAGCGGCGGCGTTCGCGCCGGATGCCCCGCCTGCGCCGCCAAGGGCGAGGACAAGCGCCAGGAGCATCTATTCATACGAAAGGACGGCAGGTTCGGGTGCGCCAAGTACCCCAAAGACAAGGCGCACAGGTCGGCCATAGCCAAGCAGGTTGGGCTACCCAGCGCCCAACCACGGTCCCTGATCGTGCCAATCAAGCCATTGCGAACCCATAAAACCACCATTAGGCGGTCATTTGGGACAGATGGGACGCCTTTTTCTAACCTACGCGCATACGCAGAAAATATAAATATACATACAGATAATGTATGTAATGAAATAGGCGCAGGTGTAAAGGACTTTGAAAAAGCTGTCCCAAACGTCCCAGAATTGGACAAATCGTTGATGGACAACGAAAGTGAGGAAAAGTGGGTTGCCCCGACATGGATGCAGGCAGAAATCCGCTCTTGGGGATGGCTGAATGCAGCGGTGAGGGAGCTGGATGCCCGACTTGTGGGCGCAAGTTGGGATGGCGAGTTGCATGGGGATTGGAGGATCGCCAAATGAGGATGGGTGGATTTGAGCTTGAGCCTTGGGATGTGTGGGCAGATTACGCCAAGCAGTCTCCAACTATGGTCAGGGTTGAGTTATGGAAGGAGCGGTATCGTGCGGCAGACAAGAACTGGCCGAAGAGGCAACTCGCAATCAGGATCGCCAAGATGGCGTTTGTATTGCAGAAGCAGGTTCCTAGGCACAAAAGACTGACCAAGGAGGAAATGGAGAAGTTCTTGGATTTTTAATTGATTCGGGTGGTGCTATACTACCCCAATGAAACGCCCCGGCCTCTACGCAAATATCAACGCTCGCCGCAAGGCTGGCACCTCCCGTCCTAAATCCAAGTCTACCATCAGCCCTCGCATCTGGCGTATGATGAAAGCCAAGCGTGGCGGCTTCAGTGAAAAGCCCAAGGGTTGACCTGGCCTGGGCGTATATCGAGTTGCTCCTGACAGAGAACTCCCGCCTGCATCAGACCATAGGCAAGGTGGACCGACTCTGTGGTGACATCTTAGCCGACTGCTCCCGCGAGGTGTACGAGGCCAACATGGTAAGCCTGACAGATGATCTGGAGGACTTGGGAAAGTTCCTTGAAGTACACCAGGAAAAGATTAAGCTACTGGCAGGAGCATTAAACCAATGAGACAATCCCCATGCAACAGGCCGGTGCGTACCCCTGGAGGGTCAAAGAAGTTTAAGGTTCGAGCCTGTTCTGGCGGCAAGTCCAAGACCATTCGCTTCGGTGATCCCAAGATGACCATCAAGAAGTCCATACCCGGACGGCGCAAGAGCTTTAGGGCTAGGCATAGGTGCGACAGCAACCCTCCTAGCAAGCTAACCCCAAGATACTGGAGTTGTTCCAAGTGGTAAAACAAGGCACCAGGATACCGTTTAATCGAGCGGAGATGCCACTAGAACCGAGGATGGATGGCAAGCAAGTAGCCGATACCTCCCAACGCAAGATACCCCTTATAAAGCGCAAAATACCAGAATCTCTAGGCAATAAAGCCTGTTGCGTCTCTATCGGTCGCTGAAGTACCGTTTTTATATATCCCTTATAGGACATAGCGTCCTTATGGCTTCCTTATAGAGTCGCCAAATTACCGTTTGTTCTGCTCCCGCCACTTGGCCCAACGCTCCCGCTGAATGCGCGACACTTTTTCGTAATGCTCCCGCGATAACTTCCTGGCCTTCTGTGGGCCTTTAACGCTCCCGCCTTTTCTGCCAAGAGTGGACAGATATTCTTTTATGATTTGCTCTTTTGTCATAATGCTCTTGGTTAATTGCTACGCTACCGCTTATTGGTCAAATAAAATCGCCACGCTGCCGTTTATGGGCGGATGGCGGACTAGGTGAACCGGCCAAGGGGTGGAACCTTGGCAGTGTAAAATTATCCAATTATTAACCTTTCGACGCCATAAAAGGTTGCTGTTTTGTCGCCTTGATTGCACACACCAATCATCCAACCGTTGCCTTTTATTTTATTATCCTTTGACCATTCAACAACCTGCAACCAACTCAATTTACCAGCCACAACGCTTGCCGTTTTGCCATATCCAAACTTCACTAGCTTATATTTCATAATAATCCTCCTTCTTTCTTAATCATCCCCACCGCCAGGATTGCCCCGGCTGCGGTTCCGTTTGTTAGGTTCGACCCAATCGGATCTCACCTTTGCCTCCCCCGTTGAAAGGGGAGGACAAGGGGAGACTAGTCCTCGTCCGGCTTGGTAAATAAGCAAATTGAAATAAGCGTTTCATTATCGGATGGGTCTCTTAAGTCTTCCTCAATACTGCAAACCTCTTCAACTTCACTATCTGAATCAAATCTATAATTCACGTCAACTTTATTTAAGTTTATCCCATCTTTATCCAGTTCTTTCAGCCAATCAAATATATCCTGAGCCGTGAGTTGTTTCGTGCGTTTCATTTTGCGTTTCCTTTCTTTTTTTGTTTATTAGGTTGATTCTACCGAATCTCACCTTTGCTTCCCCCTTGTGAGGGGAAGACAAGGAAAGACTTATTTCCTCCCGATAAACATTGCAAACGCAACCAAAATCCCGCCCAAAATCAAACCATGGGCGAAGTAAACGGATCCGTGAACTTCTGCGATCATCGCCAAACCTCCTTTCGTATTGTGTAATTCTCGACCCCTCTTTCCCTTCTCCACGCCTCCGCACGCTCATACGATTCGAAGCGAAGGAGAAAAGACCCGGCTCTTGAGTAAATGCAGAAGCAGATCATTTGCTTCCGTCTTTCTTGCTCTCATAAATTTCACGAAGTGCATCATCCAAACCCATCGGATCTTCATGATATTCCGATACCGCATAATCTCCCCACCAGAAGCCCTCAACTTTTCTGCTGATGGTTTTGATCCAAATATTTGGACCTCCGAATGCCACCAATACTTCGGCTCCGATATATTCAAGATCATTTGAAACCACGAAACGTATATCGAGGGCATCGCAAAGAAAGTCGAATGCGGAACACTCTCCGCCGACTTCGTTGTCATATTCCCCGGAGTTTACTTGGTTGGCAATCCGTTTGACCATATCGGCCAAACCATTGTCGTTTTTGGTTTTCGTTTCCGTTGTTGTCATGTGTGTATTTCCCTTCTTTTGGTTTTTGATTATTCTTGCCAATACATTTTGGCGAGAAAATAGGTTGTCAGAATCAGCGTGGGGGCGAGGAGGATGGATTCGATCATTTTAATTCCCCGCTAGGCATAAAAGCGAAGGCGTTCCCGCCTGTGTCAAGAAACTCGTTTTTCTTCTTGCGGACAACCATGAAGCAGTTTCCCGACTTGGTTTCGATCAAATAGATCGAAGCCGCCGTGAATCCACGATCCACGACAATGTGATCTTTTACCAAGATCGTCTTGATCGAGTTATCGGGTGCGAACATGGTATAGGTTTCCCCGACTTGTAAAAAGTCGGCCGGTTTGGGTGCGTGTGTCGTTTGCATAAACGGAGCCTAGTCCAAGCGGGTTGGTTGTGTCAACAATTATTTTTGAGAATCTTTTGTGGTAGGTTGTCGGAGTGGAAAACCCGCCCGAAGAACTTCCAGAAAAATCAAAGAATGGACGTGTGGCATTTACCAAGGAAATTGAGGAGAAGTGCCTTGCGGCTTGTTCCTCTGGATTCACTCTCGAAAAGTGTGCTGGCTTGGTAGGCGTTCCAGTTGGAACGATTAAAACTTGGGTGCATAGAAACCCGGCTTTCGGCAGAAAGATGGAAACCGCAAGAAAAAATCACGAGCTAAAACTTTTAAGGGACATCGAACTTGCGGGAGAGAAGTCTTGGCAGGCAAAAGCATGGATGGCCGAGCGTGTTTATTCTTATGCTCAACCATCTGCCAGGTTGCAAGTCTCTGGTGGCGTAGAACATACAGCGGGAGGATCATTCGCCGCCCTCCTTGCCGGTCTCGCATCGAGGCGAGCGGAAAAGAAAGCACAAGTTATTGATAGCCAGGAGGTTAAGCAGATAGAAGATGTCAAAGGTAAATACAATAGCTATTGTCCGACAAATGAATCGCAAACTATTGTAACACCAACACCTAAAAATCCTGGCAAGCCTCGACCCTTGAGGATGAGGAGACGAAAGCCAAGGGCAGAAAGCCTTAGAAAGTATCCCCTACACGACACCCCTCCCCCTACGCCCCCCGCCACCGATTCACACGCATAATACCCCCCAAATAATTGCGCCACAAAACAAAAAGAGGTTATGCCTAAGCGTATTCCCAAGTCAGCCCAAAAGGCACCTGAAGAGGTTTTAGAACAACTGCTAAACCCTGCGTATTTCGCAGATAAGGTATTGGGCATCAATCTCTACAAATGGCAAAAGGATGTATTGTCAGATATTGAGCCAGTAGACGCTAGAGTGGCTCTACGCGCCGCCAACGGTTCCGGCAAGACTTCCACGGTTATTTCCGGCGTTTTGATATGGCACGCGCTCGTCTACAAGCGTTCTATTGCGGTCACGACCGCCGGGGTCTTCCGCCAGGTCGAGTCCCAGCTTTGGCCGAGCCTACGATCCCACATCGCCAAGCTTGGCGGCCCCTGGGAGGTCACATCCGGGGAGATCCGCTACCTGCACCCTGACGGCAACACATCGCGCATTATAGGCTATTCTGCGACCGATCCTGGCCGTGCTGAAGGCTGGCACGCCGAGAACCACGAAACCGCGCCCCTGCTCATGGTGGTTGACGAAGCCAAGACCGTTGCCGACCCTCTCTTCGAGGCAATCAGTCGGTGCCAACCAACGCGACTGCTAATCGCCTCAAGTCCTGGGGGGTCAAGCGGTGCCTTCTATCGCGCCTTTACCAAGGAGGCGGATATGTGGAAGAAGCACGCCGTGACCGCCTTCGACTGCCCTCATATCACCCAGAAGCAGATCGACGAGGTTATCCAGCGGTACGGAGAGAAGCACCCCCTGACCCGCTCCATGATCTATGGCGAGTTCGTGGACATAGGCAACGAGAGTTTGATTATTAACCTGAATCAGCTTCAGAACTGCCTTACCAGCCCGCCGGACTTCAAGCCTGGCACAAAGATCGCCGGTGTAGACTTTGCGGCTGGTGGCGACTGTAACGTGCTTTGCGTGCGGGATGGGAACAAGGTTCTACCCATCACGGCATGGCGCGAAAGGGATACCATGTCTGCCGTAGGCCGTTTTATCGTCGAGTTCAAGAAGCACGGCTTGAAAGCCGAAGACATCTATGCTGACGCAAGCGGCCTGGGTATGCCCATGTGCGATGCCTTGTCGGAAGCCGGATGGGAAGTGCAGCGGGTCAACTTTGGCTCCACCGCTTACGACACCGATGCCTATACCAACCGCGCTGCTGAGATGTGGTACGGCATGGCAAAGAAGATCGAGGCGGCTGAGATCATCCTGCCCGAAGACGACGAACTGACGGCGCAACTGACCTGCCGCCGGAGCCTGGTTAATTCCAAGGGCAAGCTTGGGGTCGAGTCCAAGGATTCGATGCGAGCCAGGGGACTCGCCAGCCCTG